AAAACAACAGAAGTTATAGACGTAATATCACTACCCATGATGCTAGACTTTGTTTCATCAAAAATTGAATGGTCTTCTGACAACGGGGTATCCATCTATACTAGCTCAACTGGTGAATCTAACTCATACGTACAATGCGAAAATGGATTTCCTATACCACAATATCAGTATAACTCTTTGGCTGATTCTGGAATAATATATCTAAAGGTTGTTTATTCAACGACAGACTTATCTAAATACACTCCTTCTTTAGAAAATTTATCAATAACACTGTACTCAGAACTTAGCGTCACGGCATCTAATTCACCAGCCACGCTATCTTCATCTTCTAATATTTCAATAGGATCTAAGTCCGTTCCAGCTATAAAAAGAAATAGGGCATCTGGAATTCGAACTGGTGGGTCAGGATCATTTACTGTGTCAGATACAGAAGAAACAAAAACAGTTGAAATGGTGTACACCCCTGAAAATATAAACGCTTCATCTTTAATGTCTAGAGGGTCCAGCCAGATATCCTGGAATCAGGCGGGAGTCATATCAAAGTCTGGTTTTGATAGCCTATATATCAATGGGTCGCTAGTTTCATGGTCAAGTAATATATGGACGTATTTGACAAAAAATCAGCCTTCTCACATTGTTGCGGTATTTACGGCTGGCGGGACAGAGGACATTGTGTTTAATAATCAAGGTATAGCCTCTAAATATGAAGGCATTTCTTTGTATCCATCATCTGTAACAATAAGCCCACCTGTTCATTATGCAATGCATATTGGCTCATATTATGAAAACATATCAAATGAGTCAATGACCGTGACAGAAATTGGCACCCCTATATATAATTATGACTTTGTTGTGGTCAAAACCGTATAATCTTGTCAAGGCCTTGGACAAAACCTAGACTTTAATATCAAATAATGGTACAATTAAGGTCTATGAATATCTTAAACCAAAAATCACAGATTCTAGAAGAAACCACACTTGGCATATACGTGTGGGAAATGCCCGATGGCAGATGGATTGGAGACGATGATGGCAACTTCCTATCAGTCACATCCAAAAAAGGAAACAGATCTAAAATGGACGCTTTGGCTAGAGAGGTTCGCTCATACGGTATTTATGAGGGCCAACCTAAATTCCTTTCTGGCAGAAGAAAAATCGATGACGAAGAATTTGAATATCAAAACGAAAGACTAAAGTGGGGCCTAACACCAGACCCTATGGATATTGGTGTTTATAAAGACTCAATGTTAAGAAATGGTAAGGTCAAATGAAAAGGCTAGAATCTATAGAAGACGAAATTGATACAGTATCCACAATTGATATATCAAATACTTCAGACTGGTTCCATTTTCAAAAGTTAGACGGACCACAAGATGACCCATTTAAGATTGGTCTAGAAGAAATTAAAAAGCTAAGAGGCCTTGGAACAAACTTTAAGCGTAAAATTAATCGTGATTTTTCAAAAGCATTTGTTGGAACAAGCGGAGTTGCCACACAGCAAAACCTACTACAGCAAGCTATTAGCGGATATGCATTATTTGATCTTGTAGAGCCAACATATAACCTAGAATATCTTTCAAAAATTTATGAAGTTTCAACATATAACTATGCCGCAATTAATGCAAAGGTTTCAAATATTGTTGGTCTAGGGTATATGTTTACAGAAACATCTAAGGCAAAAGATGCAATGGATGCAATAACAGACGATAAGCAGCTAGACAGAGCACGTTCAAAGATTGATAGAATTAAAACACAGCTAGATAAATGGCTTGACGATTGTAATGAAGAAGAGTCTTTTACAGAGACCCTCATAAAGGCCTACACAGACCTTGAGGCAACAGGAAACGGTTACATAGAGATAGGACGTACAGTCACTGGAGATATCGGCTACATAGGCCACATACCCGCTAAAACAATGCGTGTGCGTAGATTCCGTGACGGCTTCATTCAATTGCTTTATGGTAAGGCCGTATTCTTCCGCAACTTTGGGGACCTAGAAACACCTAGCCCAATTGCTGGTCAAGAAGATAGACCAAATGAAATTATACATTTAAAAAAGTATACTCCAATGAATAACTACTATGGAGTTCCAGATATTATTGCAGCGCAACAAGCGTTGGCTGGAAATGAATTTGCAGGAAGATATAACCTAGACTACTTTGAAAATAAGGCGGTCCCAAGATATATTATTACAGTAAAAGGAGCAAAGCTTTCCCCAGAGTCAGAAAGAAAACTACTAGAGTTCTTCCAAGTTGGACTAAAAGGAAAGAACCATAGATCCCTATATATCCCATTGCCAGCAGATACTCCAGACTCAAAAACCGAATTTAAGATGGAGCCAATTGAAGCAGGCGAACAAGAGTCTTCATTTAATATCTATCGTAAATCTAATAGAGATGAAATCTTGCTGGCTCACCGTGTCCCAATTAGCAAGATAGGTATCCCAGAAGGAATTAACTTAGCAGCAGCCAGAGATGCAGATAAAACATTTAAAGAGCAGGTATGTCGCCCATCACAAGATAGGCTTGAAAAGAAGCTAAACTATTTAATTGCAGAAAAGACAGATGTCGTACAATTAAAGTTTAATGAACTTAGCCTTACTGACGAAGAGACACAAAGCCGCATTGACGAAATTTATTTAAGAATGCAGGTAATTACCCCTAACGAAGTTCGCATTAGAAAGAACATGACAACCGTAGACGGTGGAGACGAAATGGTGGATTTAAAACCCCAGCAAGTAGCTGACCAAAAGGCAAAGTCTACTGGAAATAAAAAGCGAGATCAGCAAAGATCGGCTAATGCCCCAGACAAAAGCGGAGAGGCCAGAAACCCAAAGGGAGATGGTCCAAAAGTCAAGTAAGTTTAATCGACTACTATTTGCGTTAGAGTAGATAAACCTATAAAATTAAGCATATGAACATTGAAAAAGGCCTATGGTCAAGTAATGGCGACAACTTGCACTTGTCAGTACCATTTACTAAAGTCAACCGTGAAAATAGAACCGTCTCTGGTTTTGCAACATTAGATAATGTTGATCAAACAGGCGACGTTGTTACTGCTGAAGCAAGCATGAAAGCATTTGAAAGTTTCAGAGGAAACCTTCGTGAGATGCATCAGCCACTAGCCGTCGGCAAGGTTGTTTCATTTAAGCCAGAGACATACTACGACCAGACAACAAAAGAATTTTACAATGGAGTTTATGTAACTTCATATATTTCAAAGGGTGCACAAGATACTTGGGAAAAAGTTCTTGATGGCACTCTTTCTGGTTTTTCAATCGGCGGAAAAATAACAGAGTCTGACAATGAAGTTAATAAGGCGGACGGAACACAGGTTAGATTTATCAAGGCTTATGATCTAGTAGAGCTATCAATTGTAGACTCACCAGCAAATCAACTTTGCAATATTCTCTCAATTGAAAAGATGAATGGCCAACTTGTATTCAAGGGAATGGCAGCAGATGTTGTTACAGAAAATATTTTTTATTGTGAAGAAAGCGATTCTGTTTTTATGTCAACAGAAAAAACTTTTGATTCGCCAATCACAGGTAAGCCAGCAAAGATTATTGGCTGGGTAGAAAGTTCAGACATGAACAAGTCAAAAGAAATAGATAAGATTCTTGCTTCATTTAAGAAGACAAGATTAGCGTTGCCTGAAACACAAACAATTGCAAAACAGGCAAACGTAGAAGGAGGTAATGAGATGTCAGACGTACAAAATGATGTAGTTGTAGAAGCTGTAGAAGCAGAAACAATTATTGAAAAGTCTGTCGAGGTTGTAGAAGAAGTAGCAGCAGTTGAGGCTATTGCAGAAACAACCGAAGACACAACTCCTGCCGACTCCGTTGAAGAAACAGTTGAAAAAACAGCTGATCCTGACTTTGCAAAAATGTTAGGCGATCTTAAGGGATTTTTCTCGGAGACACTCGCAAAGGCTACAGACGCAAATGCGGCTCAAGTTTCAGAAATTAAAGAAACAGTTGAGTCATTCAGCAAAAGCGTAAATGGCCAAATTGCAGAGTTGGCAGAAAAGCACAATGCATTAAGCACAGCAGTGCTAGAAATCAAAGGCACCATTGATGGTGTTCAAAAGCGTGTAGATGCCGTTGAAGGCGACACAGCTA